CTCTTTCCCTACACGACGCTCTTCCGATCTTACCGGATGATAAAGGCTTGATTGAAACGTTGAACGATTTCTATGATGGAGCAATCAACGAGGCAGATTTAACGGATATTATTAAGAATATTCAAAGTGACGATACGACGAAAGCTTAAAAAATATTTTCATCGACTGATTTTGAAATTTTGGTCGAGTACAAATAACTCAAACATCTCTATGTTTAACATAGTAAAATAAATTTTAAAGTGCTTTATATAAAGCTTATTTCATATATTTTTCTTATTTAGGTAACATTTAGGTAACGTTTTGCAAAAAACATAAAAATGGCATAAAAAAATCGGATGTACTCGCATATTGCGAATACATCCTTTTTTTGTGGGGGGATATATCAATTACAGTTGTTATTTTATAGTGGTTGCAGGAGCGGGATTTGAACCCGCGACGTTTAGGTTATGAGCCTAACAAGCTACCAGACTGCTTTACCCTGCGATATATTCAAAAGATAATTGGTGCACTTTTGTTCATGCTACAAATCTAAAGATTAAAACATATTCGATCACTGAGAAGATGAGTCTGAACATACAGGAGCTACCTATATGCTTCTCACCCTTTTGTCTACCTCAAAGCGGAATGGTACCGCCAACTTTCACCAATCATTCAGAAATTTACACTAAAATTTACTCTGCTTGCTCTATTTGCGCTTTGGCTACTCGCACTTGCTAAAGTCTTATAGTCCGTTTCCAGACTTCATACGCAACACGCTTGTTGGTATTTCCAACATTGGCTTTATCACTACCACATGATAGCTTATTGGATTCGGCGCATCTATTAAATGCGCTTCTATTATGCGTGCGACTTCCACAATATCTTTGTTTGTTCTAAAGAATGTACTACATCGTCGCTTGATGCTTTCGCATCTTGAAATAAATGTTTACACAATCAAATAAGTAACCTAATAAAACTATCGTTATATTAGATTGCTCCGTCAATGTATCCAAGAAAGTTGATACCTTTTATGCACTTGGTTACCACTTATCTTTACATTTGATATTATACTTTATTTTCAAATAAAGTGTTTAAAAACAAAGACCGCACAAAAATCGTACGGTCTAAGGGACTCCTTGTACGTTAGTACATGAGCAATGTTTACTTGAATAGGTTCAGTACTTTTTCAACAATCTTCAATAACATTTCAATCAATTTATTGATACTTGTTACGTTAAGATTGTCTAAATCATCTTCTTTTGGGTCATCTTTTTTGTTTTCTTCTTCTTTTTTTGGATTTGACTTATAGAAATCAATATCGTGATAGATTACATCCTTATCAATTGGCTTTGATGTGTATTGATAGATTACAGCTTTGTCTGATTGGTCTGATTGGATGGTTCCATCGTTTGAACCATAATTTGCGATCCATAATGGATAATCTGTAGAAACTAAACTGTTTATCCACGAACTAGACGTGTATACACCTGTGTAGTATCCTTGTTCTTTAAAATAATCACAGAATACTTTACATACCATTGAACAATGTTCTTTAGTAAGTAATCCATTCTTTTCTTTCCATCCTGGTTCTCCGAGTTTAACGCTCGAATCTTCCATATCCATCCATACACCTAGTTGGATATTCTTATCTTTGATTAATTCATGCGTGTATTTAGCTTGCTCTAATGCGGTTTGTTCGTTATCGCAATAATCGTAACAATACACTCCGTATGGGATTCCTTTTTCTTCTAACATCTTAGAGAATTCATCGAATTTCTTATCTTTTGTCGTCCACCAATTCGCACGAATAATCGCAAAATCGACACCACTTAAATCTACGCTACTATTGTGCTCTGACAAATCGATTCCGTGTCCTTTTACATTCTTTGTGTAATCGACTTTTTCAACCGGTTTTTCTACTGGTTTTGTTTCTTCTTTAATTTCGGAAAACGTTGCCCACAATTCTTTACCTTGTATTTCAGAATTTGAAATAGCCATAAATTGAGTTTTATCTTTATTTACTACCCATCTATGCCCGTTTGCAACAACTTTATAGTAATACTCAAATTGATAGCCTGTATTCACACGTTTTAAGACTTTACCGGTTGGACTGCCTTCACGAATTGCTACAGAATCGACTGTAAGTGTCGCAAGTGCATGTTCTGCAACTAAATTAGACGCATTGTAGACAGTTACACCTGGATTGATTGTTGGGCCACTATAACCTTTATAATGAAGTACACCACAAGATCCATTGTATGTCAGTGTTTGGATACTTGCAGGAGCTTCACTGTATGCTTGATTCATTCCTAAGAATTGACCGGTTCCGTTACCGTTGTCTTTGATCAACATAGCTACGTGGCCATAATATACACCTTTATACCAACCATACACGGAATCCCAGATGAACCAGTCACCAGGATGGCCAACTTGTTCGAAATTAAAATATTGATCATATCCTAAAGCGATTCTGCGATACCAGATTTCTCTAGCACCGCCACTGCCACCGATTGCTCTTCCTGGATTAGGATAACCAGCCTTCTTTAAGAATTCTTTATACAATGTTACACATTGATTGTAATTGTTTCCTAAATTCGAAGATTTTCCTAGCCACTCATTTTTAAAATCATCTTTATTGAAATAATTCAAGTTGTTTCCTCCTAAAGAAAAAGACGAGAATTATTGTTCATTCTCGTCTGAATTCTTATTAATTTTTTTATCTGCTACTTCTAATCCGTTTACTAGAATTTTTGGTACATCGTATCCGGCTTCAACAAAGTTTTCGGTGATAGAACGCGCTTCATTTACGATCAATGATGCGAGTACGTACCAGCCTAACAATGTAGTGATATGTAAATCGATGCCGATTGTTTTTCCTACTTCAATTAATCCAGCGGAAATCATGAAGGCAAACGCAATCATTAACCAATATCCGATCTTCTTTAAAACACCTGTCCAGCCTTTGCTGCTGTTGGTTTTGTGGTTGATGTTTGATTTCATCCAACCGGTAATCCAGTCGGCAGTATTTAAAAACAAAAATAGTGCAAATAAAAACCAATGTTCTCCGAAAATCAATGTTAATAGTGCGATAGCACCGCCAACCATGTTGTTGTAGTAATCTGTAAATACTTTCATTTAGTTCTCCTTTGTCCACTCGATTCCATGCATTTCTAGAACATCGCTTTGAATCTTTATAATCTTTGTTAATTTATCGATTATCTCTAAAAGGGATTCGATGTATTCAAAATTACTCATCTTCAAATTCGCTTAATTCGTTGTATTCCGCTTTTGTGATTTTCTTTTTCTTATAAGCTTGTTCAACTAAAAATAAATAGGATTCTTTGCTATATTTACCTTCAATAACGCGCTTTTTTTGATTACTCAAAATCCTGTACATGAGTCATTTCCTCCTTTTCTTCTTCTACTGGCAATTCAATGCCGGCCATACAAGCAACGTATTCCGTTAAGAATTTTTGATTTGCTAATTCATCTTTTGTAGCTTGAACTTGTGATGCTTGATATTCTTCTGCTGCTTGCTTGCTGATTGAAACATCTAATTCTTTGATAATCATATTTGGATCTCCTTCCATAAAGATTTATAGTATGCATCCATTCGTTTAATTAAGTTGTACGAATTTCCTTTTGAAGCATGCGCTTTCCAACACCTATATCCTTCGTCAATATCTTTCTTCGGTATCATTCCTTTTTTAGATAGGATAACTTGCTTCTTTAGTTTTCTTCTTTCGTGTTTGATATTCTGTGAATTAAGGTTATAAAAAACCCTTCCAGTATCTGAAAGAGTTGCTTTAAATCCTAAATAATGAAATCCTTTGTCTATTCTACAGACTTTCGCTTTCTTTGGATTTGGTTCAAAACCTAATTCGATTAGTTTGTCACATACGATTTTTAACCATTGTTTAGCTTGTTCAAAATCATTTGTTATCATAAACATATCATCCATATATCTTATATAGCTTTTACATCCAAGTTTTTCTTTAATGTAGTGATCTAGTTCGTTTAATAAACTGATTCCTGCTATCTGCACCATTTGAGATCCTGGATTATATCCTACGTCACCACAATATTGTGCATCTAAGACGTTTTTAGCCATCTCGGCTATATCTTCATCACACAGCTTTTTAAAACATTTATTTACGTCGCTGTGACGCATATTTGGATAATATCCATGTACATCAATCCATACTACATAACCTTTATTCGTACCATTGTTTATATAGTATCTGTGAAGATATTTTCTCATCACATCCATAGCTTTGTCCGGGCCTTTGCCTTTTTGACAAGCGATGTTTTGATAAATAAAATGTTTTGTGGTTTGTGGGTATAGTGCATTATCATTTATGCTACGTTGGTATATTCTATCTCGAAAAGGGATGCTTAAACATTCTCTTCTTTTTGGATATGTTATTGTGATAGGCTTGGGTTTTCTGTTTTTCCAAGTTCCGTTTTGTAATTGATATTCTGCTTTTAAACAATTTTCGATTCCATTTATCACAAACGCTTTTACACTTGGTTTCCAAGAAATGTTTTTCTTGCATTTTTGCATAGAATCAAACAATTGGTCGAAATCTGTGATATATTTATTGATTGTCAAAAAAATATTTTCCTTCCGTCATAGTTAGCTACCTTTAAAAAGGCTCTAACATCGGTGATAGGTATTACCTATGGTATTGTTCGCGCGTATGCGCTGGGGTGAGATTCCTTGTTTATACATATCAAATCAATCAACATCTAAGGTTGACCATAACGTTTGAATTGATAAGCAATCGGACTGCAAGTATTCGCGTTGCTCGCGTTGTTGTTGTTGATGTTACCACTAGAGTTGACATTCCACGTATTATTCGCATTGTTGCGATTGGCTGAGCGCAAACGAACATTCTGAGTACAACCTACACCCCGTGTTTTATATTAATTATTCATATCTTTTATTAATTTTTCATATCTCTCTTCATCGGCTTTATGCCATGCAACATACATTTTCTTTACTGTTGTTACACGTTCACACCAATATTTAACACGTTTGCCACGAATATTAAATAGTGATTTTGCAATGTCTATATCTGATAATAAATCAGTACAAAGTGAAATAGCTTCATTTTGATATTCACTGCGTTTCTCCCATCTTTTACGTGCTTTTTTGCCTTCAACGCGGATTTCGTTCGCCCTTCTTCCGAGCTTGTATATATTCTTCGCACCCTTGACTATATCATCTGTCATTGTCTGATAATACTCTGGTGGAAAATTGTTCGTGTTCGAGCAAATATTAATAGTGTATAAAGATAAAATTCTAGCTTCCCACAGACAGTCTAACATTTTATTTGTCGGCGTCTGTGGTACATTTCTTTCGTTTTCTCTTACTGACATTAAAACTCCTATTTAAGCGGTGATGCGGTTGCTCACCGCGATTTTAAAGATTATGCGATGCACACAAGCGGACTGCAAGTAAACGCGCTGCTCGCGCCGTTGTTGTCGATGGAACCACTAGAGCTGACATAACACGTATTAAGCGCACTGTTGCGATTGGCTGAGCGCAAACGAACATGCTGAGCTGATGTTTTGTTAGCTACAGAGTATGTAATCATGTTTGGCTGGTCTTTCCACCATTCGCAAGGAGTTGTACGTCCGCTTTTTCGCTTCCAATATGTATGTGGATTTCCTTCTCCTGCAATCTGTGTTTGTGCATAGATTTGCCCTAAAGAAGGTAATGTAACATAGTCATATGTAATATCTTCAACCCCTTCATCGTTTACAGTATTTGCAAAAGTAGATACCTTAACTTTCTTTAAACTGTTCAACATTTGCTCTGGCATACCACATAAGAAACCATCTTTGTTTGCGAGTTGGTCTGGACAAATATCCCATGCATCTTGTGGAGTCCACCACTGTCCTTTAGGTTTATTAGAATTCAACCACTGACGTAATGCGGATGTTTTCCATCTGTTCCAGCCGTAAGCCATTTCTTGCATTGAATTAATGTTTCCATTTCGTTTTTCATAAGGAATCGTTCCGATGTCTGTACCGCTAGAACCTACAGTAACATTTACTGTTTCATTTAATGTGACTCCGTTTGCACCATATGAATACACTTTCCAACTTGTTGGAGCGGTATCTGGTGCACCATAACATCCAGCCAATCTACCACCTTTTTCAACTGGCTTAGTCAAAGTAAATTGATAGCTGATGCCTGGCTTAACATTGTTTCCCCATGCTTTCGCAAAATCAAAATGATATGTTCCTGCTGCTAAACCTTCCGGGCATGTTAAAAATGCCCTTTGGTGTGAAAATTGCACTCCAAAAGGTAAACAATTATGCGTTTGTAACCACATACCAGGTACGATTTCTCCATCTTCTAAAGTCACATTTTCATGATGGTTAACTTGCCATGGAAGATCATATTCCTTTGAATCTGCGGTATCTGTCCATTTTTCAATTAATTGTGTACCAACAGCGAAAGCTTTTTCGCTCGCGCCGTTTGCGACAATAGTTTGCACATCTGCCCACTCCATCCCGGATCTTGCTACACTATTTTGTGCGATTACAGTCAATGCCTGGACAATATCTTGCCCAGTCTCATCTGTTAAAATTTTATATCTGCCCATTTTAATCTCCTATTCTTCTACATCTTGTACAATATATCCGTCTGAATCCACGTATAATCCTAAGTTTGCCAATTCTCTAGCCGATGCTGCTGCGTTAGTTTCACTTGTCTTTGCGTTTGTTTCGCTTGTTTTAGCTGCGCTTACCGACTGATTTAATTGGCTCATTAACTGTGAATACTTGCCAATATCAATTGCGTTGAACTGATTGATTAAACTTGTTCCTTGATTAATCAAATCATCTAACAAATCGTATGCGGATTGAATGTTTGGGTCGATTGGATAATCGCCTGTATCCACATATGCAGATGATGGCAAAATATTCATAATGAATTCGTTGGAAAGCTTTATGATCGTGTTATTGTCTAGCTTACAAATGATTTGTGCTGTTACTGCACCAGAATACATCGTAAGCGGATAGCCTACAGTGAATCTATCGTTGGTTAACGGAACCATATTGCTATAATCATCTATCGTGTAGAAAATGTATTTTTTGTTTGCTCCTACGTTTTTAAGGTTGATGAAATGAACGCATAATGCGTTATGATCTCCTTGTTGTCCGATTTCAAAAGAATTTCTTTTCTTTAAATCTATTGTTAATGTTTGCATTTAATCACCTACTTATATATCTTTGCAGGCAACCATTTCGTTCCGTTGAAATAATATAGCCTACAATATTTATATGCATTATCTATTAATTGTGTAGAATATCCACGTTTCCATGTTTTCCCATCGAAAATCCACACTTCCGCTTTTGTTATCGTTGTATGCAGTTTCATAGTAAAAAGCTTACTTGTTCTATTAAGTGTATCTGTAATCTGCACAGATAATGTATATTCTGTGTTTTGAGGAAGATTATCATACCCTACACTTAGCGATTCCGTTGTTCTCATGTTACTGTCGAAATACCATGTTACAGATGATACGTGCGCATCGTCTGTTGTTACAACTGTTAGACTCAGATTATCATGTGATGGCGTTCCTGGTGTGATTGCTATAGTTACAGCTTTGATTTCGATTTCTTTATAGCTTTCTGCGGTTGTTGCACTAATAGTCTTACTATCTATTGCACTACCACTCAAATCTGCAAGAAATGATTCTAAAACATATTCATACTTAGTATTTTGCTCTAATCCTTTAACGTCGAGTTTTCCGTTTAATGCATTTGAAAGATATTCTTTGCTCTTTGCTAAACGTGCTCTTAATGTGTATAGATTGTATGGATTGCTTGTTAATTTTCCATTTATAGTTAGTGTTGTAACGTCAACATCTGAAATTGATCCTTCGAATGTTGGAGCTTTTATTGTTGGTGTTGTAAACTCGATTGTTCCACTGCCATTTGGCCAGCCAGAACATGAGCAAGCGTATCTTAATGTTTTTTTTCGACTACATCCCATCAGTTCGTTGATTTCTCCGTTTAAAGTAAACCAATCACTGTTATACGTCCAATACGGATAGTACATATACTGGACGAGCGATAAGCCACCGAAATAAATGGTGTTCGTTGCATCTATTGCGAACTGTCCTGTGAATTTACAACGAACATTCGCTTTATAGCGCAAATTTGGATATTCTCCTTCGAATCTTTCGTTGAATACATCGAAATTTAAATATAAATAGTTATTGAATTTAATTGAACCTACAATAGCCATAACTAACCTTCGTATTTGATGTATATATCGCCGGCCTTATCTTCGGCGGTTGCGACTGGATCTTGTGTTCCGCTTCTTACGTTAACTGTAAGTTTTGTTTGTTCTTTAAACATTTCGACATATTTATTTAACTCTGCAAGCGTTGCGTTTGCTGTTTTAATCAACTCTGCTACGTTAGAAAATTCTTCGGTTGATTCGATGTCAATTTGCATCGCGATATTTTCTACGACTTTAATCAAAATATCGAATGTAGTTACATAGCTATTTCCAGACATCAAACAGACTTGTGCTTTTACAATACCAACTTCCGCAATCATATTCGCGAATTTGTCTGAACCATCGAAACGGATTTCGTATGTATCTGTATTTTCGTATCGAATCACCCTACTGGAATTTAAAGATACTTTTAATCCGCTCGGCTTTTCTGCATATAGAACCGCTTTTAAAGTACTATCTACAACGCCTTGTCCATTTGTGACAATATCATTTGTGACGAAAATATCTAATCCTCTTCCGTTATCGCCTTGCATCATTTCGACTGCTGGTGGATTACTTTGATTTGTTAAAGATACCGTCACATTTGTGTAAATTTGTGCCATCTTATACCTCCGTATCTGGTACTAACTTCATATCTGTAGCTTTCTGCGTGATAAGATCGTATGTTAGTTCATTAATATAGAAAATTTCTTTCGTCCCTGCGTGAATAACGTCATTTAATTTGATTCTTTCTGGATATATATTGTCATCACCAAATAAATCTTCAACTTTACATGTTGTTTCGGTGGTTGGATATTGCATTTTTTCGTTGTATTTTAAATCTTTTTCCGCCATCATTCTCATAAAGGCATACATGTTCTGAGCGTTTTTAAATGTACCTACATCAGCTTTTGTTGCTTCCGTATCATCTTCTATTAGCTTTATATCGGAATACTCTTTCACTTCGATTCTATGTAGAAAATATCTATCCCACATATCTGATTTAACGATCTCGTTATTAGGAAGCAATCTTCCGTTAAAAGCTTTTGGAATCATACCCGTAACTACTTTTTCCATCGAAACTTCCTTCGTATAATTTGTTAGTCGTTTACTACTAACTTGTATATCGACCGGTTGCAAATTGTCCGGATACCACTTATCACTACCGAAATAACAATTATAGTTATCAAACATTGCGGTATAGCGGTCTTTTTCGCATTCTTTCCAACGATTCATCAAGCTGTTATCTTCTGTACCGAATATACATTGAATGATGTTGTATCTTTCCCAATATGCTGTTGTTACGGCATCTGAGTTTTCGATACACCATATTGCAGTTGATTTATCTGCTAAAGGCCCAGTTTCATAACAGTTAACATAAATGTAATTTTGTATTGGTGTTTTCTGCGGATAAATACGGTAATTCATATTTGACAATGGTGCAATCTCATAGGCTTTTCCGTTTCTGATAAATATCCATTTTTCATTCTCTTGTGGGTTCATTCCAAGACTGCCTGTTACAACTTTTCCGGATGACGTAAGCGCAAGCCATCGACTTGAACACACAGTTAATATTCCGTATACGTCATTTTCTTGGTAGGTACCGACTTTTTTTAAGATGTATGATTGCGCTGGTGTACGATTTATCGTATACATCTGCATCCATATATCCACATCTTCTGATGAACTTCTGACATCAAGTGCGAAATTTTGAGCTGCATAATTCTTCAAGATGATCGTTGCACCATCTTCCGGAACTGCGCTTATAGATCCAAAATACTTGTTTTGTCCATATACTTTATATGGATGCTCACTTCCGGATGTATTTATTAAACTGTTTATTCTATTGACCGCACTATCCCATGTTGAATTCACTACTTTGTTATCAAACACAAACACTTCTTTTTGCGCATCAAAAAAGATGTGATTCGCATACACTGTATACGTATCATCATCTTCGTTGTACTTTTTATTTATTGTTCTGAACAATTGATTTTTTGCATAATTTAAATCTAATTTAAAAACGGATTCATCGTTGATTTCAAACCCTAATAAATCACTCTTAGGGAATGTGATAGTCAAATACCATATTTCGTTTCTTGCCATTTTTACATAAGCTTCTACTGGATGTTTGATAATCACATTGCCATTGTGTTCTATCATATATTCCGGAGTTAATTTTTGATATTGGCAAAATAGACTAATCATTTTATAACTCCCTGTAATTACGCAAAATATCAATGCTTAAAGCACCAATATCGACTGCACAATAGATTTCATTGATTCCTTCTTTAAGTGTAATCCCATCGAATGCACCACTTGTTTTGATTGTTGTGTATCGTGATATTGTTTCTTCGCTTGAAATGTGTTTGTAGTGCGTGATCATACATTCGCTCTCTGTATCTATATCAATATATGTAACTTTGTATCTTTCTTCGTGATAATCTATGTATTGTTCAAATGGATCATCAATAAATAAAGCGTTATTCCCACATAAGATACTGATTCTTTGCGCATTTGTCGATGTATTGTAAATTCTGTAAACCGGACAAGATAACTCGTAAGGATTATTTAACTTGACTGTTTTATCAGTGACTAGTGAATATGGTCTAGAGTATTGAATCAAATATCTATACGGAGTACACGTAAATGTGATTGTAAATTCGCTTGCGACACCATGAATGCGTGAATTTATATCAATGTCTATTTTCTTTACCTTGAAATAGTGGTGTAAATCCTCGCTTTCTAAAAACAGTGTACCTTGTTGATTTTTAAAATGTCTTTTTATAGCTGAGAAATTATCTAGCCAGGCTTGTTTTGATTTCTTTACAAAACTACATTCGATTTCTATTTTTCTATCTTTATATACACCTGTGTGACGATACGATGTAGTACCATCACCAAGTGTAATTTCATCTACGATTTCTTCTGGCAAAGGGATTATAGGTGCTGTTTTTACTTTTAATAAGCTTGATAAGTTATAGTTATCTGTATCACGCTTTACATTTGGAATATATTTAAAAGTATACATTTACTATTTCCCCTTTCCATAATTTGACAACATATCATCAATCGTAAATTGTTCTTTTACTCCATCAGCTACAACTCTTTGATTCAATCGCATAGGTTGTAGGTTGACTGTAAGATTTGCGTTTTTAAACGCTTTTATCAACGCCTCAATCTTTGTGGATAAACTAAGAATACTCTTTGAGTTGTTTTGAGTATGACTCATATACTTAGATTGACTACTTGCGATTCTTGCGGTTGTGACTATTTGTGTTACATCTTCCGGAGTGCCTACTTTTGGCGCATTAAAATTTGTTCTATCTCTGACAAAATCGGAAATAGATTCGCTAGCAAGCATCGGCATTGCTCTAGATGCAAACGTGCTCTTTTGAATGCTTTTAGGTAGATCATTATGATTTCCATGACTTGCGGTATATTTTATCGTTACACCTTTGTTTGCTTCGGCTTGAGCGGATTGAATGTTAGCTTTGATTTGTCCGGCTGCAATTGCCGAACTTGTTACCATGCTGTTCAAATGGGTTTGCAGTGTCGTTTCCATGCTAGATCCCATCTTGCCTACTGCCGATGATGTAGTACCATCATTTGCGAATGCATCCGCAATACCAGTAATCGAATTCTGAGATTCTTTTAACATCTTCTTTCCGGCTTTTTTGATGTTCGGGTCTGCATCTTGCATCATTTTATTGACTGCATCGCTTACAGACATTTGACCATTTCCGACTGCTGTTGCAACATCTTCCGGAATTTGTTGACCATCTAATCCGGCCGCTTGAACTGCGTTAGCTAGTGTAATTAAATTATTCATTACATTAGTAGCTTCTGAGATGCTACCACAGTTTGCCAAGATTCCGTTCGCAACATTCATTGGAATTGAACCCCCAATCATACCTGCTTGATCCACAAGTTGATTCATGTTCATTAATGTAGCCATATAATTGGCTGCTTCAACCGCACTGGCTGTTCCGTTTGTGATTCCAATTTGAATATTTTGTGGAATTTGAATACCTGCTTGTGCTGCTTGATATGCTAAATCTGCGTACTGCTGACGCATCGTTGCACCCATTTCAGTAAAAGATTGTGTTTCCAGGTAATTAGATTGAAGAATGGATTGTGTTTGTGTTTCGTGCAATTTCGTGTAAGAGTCTGCTAAATCCGTGCATAATGTATTGATTGATTGCTTTAATGCAGTAGATTGATTCATATACTCTTGTTGAGACACTTTACCATCTAGGTATTCTTGGTTTAAATCTTTTAATGTTTTTGTAGTAGTTTTAATACTTTCCGTTAGTTCTGCATTCTTGTATTCTGCTTTTAATTGTGCTGCCGCATTCTTTGATTGAAGAGATGCCAACGCTTCTTGTTTAGCCTGTTCTTGAAGTTCTGAAATGCGATCTTTAATTGATTGAATACTGTTATAAGTTGCTTCTTCATTTAGGTTCAATTTACCCGTGTTTTTATCAATCTCGATGCCTAAATACGGATATAAATCGTTTAATTCTTTAACTGCTTCTTTCATCAACGCTTTTTGAGTGTTGTTCAAGTTTTCTTTCGCGTTTAAATCTTCGATAGTTTGCATTAAATGGGAAGCTTGTTTTGTATTCTGAGTATATTGAGCGGTGATTGTTTCCATGCTCTTTGTTGTCTTTGACATGGATTTCGCATAGCTGTTATAGCTATCAATTACTTTCAATGTAATTTTATAATCTGTATCGTTAGCTGCAATCAATTCGTTTGTTTTATTGATTGTTTCTTTTTGTACTTTGTTGGCCCATATTGCAGCTGTTGCTACCGCTCCTACAGCTACTGCGGTTGCAGTGATTGCCGGATGTGCCAATGTGAAAGCTTTAACTACACCAATTATATTTGGAGAACATGCAGCAGCCGCACTATTTGTTTTGCCTAGCATTGATACTAACGTTGCACTAACTCCGTTATATTTTGTTGTTGCCCCTATTAATTTACTAACTCCGCCAGTTAGCTTAGAAGTAGCTTTAAATGTAGGATATAGTGCCGTTGTGAACAATAATAACTTAGCGATTGTTGCTTGTGTATCATCGTCTAGGTTTGCGAATCCTAAAGATAAATCTTTTATCACACTAAGTGCTTTTTTTACGTATGGTGTAAATTGTCTACCCAATGCATCTCCGCCTTGCTTGATAGCTTCCCATGTCTGACTTAATTGTGTTTTTAAAGTGCCGTATCTTTTTTCGGCTTCTTTTGCCATAGCTGAGTTTTCTGACCATGCAGTTTTAGCTACACTTAACGCTTGAGCTAGTTTATCACTATTCAATGCCAATGCTCCCATTGCTTGAGATTGCCTAATTTCGGTAATTCCTAAGTCTTGTAGAGTTGCGGTAATATCCTTTGATTTTCCGATTCCTTCTACAAATTTTTGGAATGTTCCGGCTGCATCTTCTCCCCATGCTTTTTTGAATTCTTCGGCAGTCATACCGGAAACACTTGCAAATTGTTCTAGTTTATCTCCACCATTTGATACCGCAATTTGAATTTGTTTTAACATTTTAGCCATGGAACTTCCACCAGCTTGAGCTTTGATACCCATTGAAGATAATGCGGTTGATAAACCTAATACTTGATCAGATGTTAAACCGACTTGTCGTCCGGCTGGTGCCAATCTTGTAGACATTTCCATAATATCTTTTTCGGTTGTCGCAAATTTGTTTCCCAAATCTACGACTGTAGAGCCTAAACGAGAAAAGTATGTGTTTGTCTTTTCAGATTGTTTAACCATTACGTTTGCGAATTTAGCAACACTCTGCGCTGCTTCTTCACCAACTAAATTTGTTGTATCTCCCAGTTGTGTGATGGTTTTCGTAAATCCTATGATAGCATCTGTTGGTACACCCATTTGACCAGCCAACTGAGCATACTCTGCTACACTTTGATAGCTACTTGCGGTTGTTGTAGCTAGTTCTTTTAATCCGTTATTGATTTTTTCAAATTGCTCCGGTGTTCCATCTACTGTTTTTGTTACACCTGTCCATGCATCTTCGAATGAAATTGTTGCGGCAGTTGCGGCCACAATAGCTCCTCCGGCTAAAAATGATAATGGTTTTGTTGCATTTCCTAGAGTATCAAACGCTTTTGATGCTTTATTTAAAGAATTCATCATATCGTATGCGGATTTGCTGATGAATTGCATCTGATTTTTGTACCCTTTTAAAGTGTTTGCACACGTGTAATAGCTGGCTTTTAATGCATCTAAGTGTTGTTGCGATTCACTGAATGTTGAACCTAGACCGGCTAACGCTTCTTTTTCTGTATGAAATTGTGCTTCAAGCGTTTTATTCGCACTTGTTAGGCTATGGATATTGCTTTCGAATGCTCTGTTTTGGTCTTTTAAAGCACTGATAGCTTTCCCACAATCCCTAGCTGATACACTTCCATTTTTTAAAGCTGTTTTCCAATTTTGGATTGCTTTTTCATTTCTAGTGATTCCACTTTGTAAAGATGTGATTTGCGATTTGTTAGATGACATCGCTTGTCCAATATCATTCAACTTGCCTTTTGTTTCTTTAATTGCACTACTCCATTGAGCATGTGTTTTTGGAAATTGATCAATCGCTTTTTTATAAATGTCTAATTGCTTTTTTGTGCTTTTTACTTTTGCTGATAATAAATCTTGATAGGTTGAAAACGATGCATAGTCATTCTTATTGAATTTCATTGATGATTTCAATCTAGACATCGTTTTATCAAGTCCGGCAGTTTGCGCTTTAACGTTATTTAATGCACGCTGTAATCCTGTAGTATCACCATTAATTTTGACTGTAATACCTTTTACGTTGTAGCTCATTTAGTCACCGCCTATCCTAATCTGTCAAAATCATTTTGCGTTGCCCATCTCCATTGTTTTGTTTTTGTTTTAGTATCTTGTCTTTTCTTTTCTTTGATAAACATATTTGATTTTGATGTAATTAAATCCAACATAATCCCCACATCCATCGTTTTAATGTTTTCAAGCGTTAATCCGATAGCTATAGCACTTAAAATAATTGTGTTTGAGTCAACTACATCATGTTTTTTTTTACGCTTTCTTTTGTTTTATCTTCTTCTGCTTCAACGATTTGTTTGTTTCCGTAAATCATTTCGTTGTATACAACTACACAAGCACCAATAAAACTGTCGTAATCATCAATTTGACTTAAAAACTGTTTGTAATTTGGGAATCTTTTCCCATCTAAATCTGCTTTGGATTTGATGCATGCCCATGTGAATTTTTCTAATTGTTCCGGGCTTACAGATTCAACAATCAATGTGATAGCTTCTTCATCAGACATATTTAAGATTTCTTCTAATTCTTCATCTGAAATATCATCTATGTTTTCAAATGTGCTCAAGATGTTTTCTCGTCTTTTATTGATTGCGTTGAACATTCTTTTTTGTGATGCGTTTAAATCGAGTGTTAAATCACTTCTGAATGCTTCTCTATATGTAAGAATCGTCATGCCTTTGTAGCATAAACTGTATTCTTTGTTGTCAATCGTAATTGTACTTTCCATTGTTTTTACTCCTTATAAAAATCAAAAGGACGTATTAAATACGTCCTAATGCTACGCTGCTGCATCACTTGGTAATGTAGGAGCTTTTGTGAATAATGTTCCATATTCTGCACTTGATGCGCTGTATGGTTCTTGCACCCATGCATGATCTCCATCGGCTACTGGTACGATTGTTAAATCTAAAGATGTTGTATCTGGATCAATAGAATCTTCTTTAGTATTCGCTTCTAGGTTTGGTCTAGAAGGAATGACCTTGAAGAATACATGTCTTGTGCCATGTTTATCTCCAGTAAATTCGCAAAGCAACGCAAATGGATTTGGTGTTTTATTAGCATCTTCTGCTAATGTTCCTCTACTTGTCTTTACATAGTTAAAAATATCTTGTTTGACATCATCTGTTAGGTATGCCATTTCTAAAGATCCTGTATATCCGTTATTGATATTTTCTGTGTTGTATGCAATATCATCTGCATAGAAAATATTTGTTTCACCTTCTGGATCTAACGTAAGAGATTTTGCACCTTTCCATTGTTTCGGTGTATCGTAAGTGATGGCACCCTCTGTTTCTTTAAATAATGCATAATATACATTTTTAAAACCATAACGAATTTTGTTTGTATCACCCATGTTGTCTATCCTTTCAATTGTTTCATAATTTCTAAAGGTAGCTCGTTGACGGCGTATTCTTCGCCTAGTTTCCAATGCTTAAACTCTCTCGTTCTTCTATTTGGAGCGTTCCATAAAAAGTGCCCGTTTTCTAACAAATGAGTCAACGAATATTCGTGACCACCTGCATAAACGATTCCTTCTGTTTGAAACACTTCTTCAACTGTTTTAGAACGAATAGAGCGTTTATATTTTCCTTTTCTGGGAGTATTCCTTTTGTCTACGTTCGCATTACTCTTGACTATTTTTGTAGCTTGTTTCGTTACTTTTTTAACAGCTACAGATACATCTTCTCTAGTGTCGATTGAATACTGAGTAAGTATTTCTTGAATCACTCCTGGAAGAGTATCCATTTCACAATACACGTGGTCAGTGTTTTCAATTTTCATCAGTCAATGCATGCAATGTACCATTCGACACAATGCACTTTCTCGCTTTCTACATCTTCATCAGTCATTACAGAGAATGGAATTTCTAGTTCGATAAACACATTTTCAATTTGTTCTTCTAACTCAAAATCCTTAGTTTCTGTAACAATACGAACAATATATTCATTAATACGCACGTTTAATGTATCGTCCGCATAATCGTATTGTGATTCTTGCCTAGCATAATTTCCGTAAGGAATACTTGGTTTACTTTGATAACCTCCATAAATAAAATATGATCTATTATCGTTTTCGTGTGCCAATAGCTTTTTAAGTCTATCAACCATCTTTACACGTTGTTTTTCTACCATGTACCTACATCCTCTCTTAGATACAATTCGTATGTATCGTTGATTGGATATTTACGATATACGGAATATTGTTTACCACCATATTCCACAAGCACTTCATCTTCATAATCAATCATCGGCACGATTACTTTGCACTGTGCTTTGATTCCCGCTTGTGATGCATCGTAATATTCTTTTTCGTAAATACCACCGACTAAACAAAACACCTCTCTACGCGTGATGATAGGTGTCGTTTCGACACCGTTTTCATCATACGCTTTGTCTTTTTTTATTAGGTAGCACACATCTTCCCACAGGTTATTCTCTCTGGTATATTCATATGCCATAAAATCACCTATTGTCCTTCTGTGTGACTTAATAAAAGAGTATTTCTAAAGTCAAAATAAGCTTCTGCCATTTGCGCTTTATAATCTGCTTGGTAGTTACTAAACTTTGACTTAACGAATAGAATAATTGCGGTAACAATTTCCGGTTCGGTTTCTACATCATCAAACGTAATCTTCAATCTTCTTAAATCAAATTTTGCAGTATCGATTAAAGTTGTGATTTCAGTATCGTACGCATGTGATTTCAAACGTAACGCATTTCTAACTTGTTCTAGCAATTCCATACTTTAGCTACTCTTTTGTGGCTTGTTTAGTTTCGGCTACGCTACTTTTTTTTTAAGTAAGTAGATGTATTGAGTATCTAAAGGTTTACCATCATTGATTACCAATGCTTTATCAACATATTGGTTTGTTTCCTGGTCAAAATAGTGCATTACTGAGAATTCCAAGTTTGTGTTGATAGCATATGCTTTTTCTGGGACCCAGTACATACCGAAATATTCGCCAGTTGCCGCTGAATCGAATGATTTAAAAATATCTTCTTCGACGAAAACAACGTCTTTTCCTTTGAATTTAGAAATTTCTGTTCCGTCTTGAGGATTGTATGTTTCGCTATACACTGGGCGGTTATTAGCATCTGCTAATGTTTTGATATTTGCTTCGTAAGTTTCGGCAGTCATAACAAATTGTGGATGTTCTCCACGCATCGCTAGTGGAATCTTACTAAACAAATTCTTTTGCCATGATTTCCAATCCTTAATATCTTCTTCTGTGAATTCGATGATGTTTGCAGCTTTGATACGGCTACCAGAAGATTTCTTAGCTTCTGTTAAGATACCTAACATTTCTGTTGTTCCGTTACCGTGTACGATTTCATAATCCATAGCTTTTACATAAGCCGTAACGATAACTTTTGCGAATTCTTTTTCAAATGCTTCTACAGTTAATACTGTTTGTAATAATGTACGTGCAACACGAATTTCACCGATGATGTATGAGAATTCGATGAATCCTGTTACTCCACCAGCTTTTTGACGATCACTTACAGTCGATTCTGTAATACGTTTGAATGTGGCGTTGAATGCGCCGATAGGATATTTAACTCCACCCTTGATATTTGTTTTGCGTACACGTGAATACAACTGACCATAAACACCTTCTAAATCAGTCATTACAGTTTGAATGATTGTTTGTGGTAGTAATACACCTAAATCGGATGCGACTCCGCTTTCATTACTTCTTTGTTTTAAGACATTGCTTTTTTCACCAGTCTGAACATAACGCATGAATGCGTTACGATATTCCATATCGCTTGTATCAATTGGATTGTTTTCTGGGGTGATGTGTGATGGATTTGAATCTCCGCTTTTTACTTGTTCTAAGATTTTTGCGCGTTTCTTTGCATCTTCATTTGCGGATTCGATTTCTAATACGCGTGCACGTAAGCCTTCCGCTTCTTCCATTAACGCATTTAAATCTGCATCTGTGCCTAATACTTCAGTTGCGATTTCTGCTTGTCGTGCGCGTACTTCTTCGATTCCTAATTCTTTAATCTGTTCTTTTGTAAACATTAATATTGTCCTCCGTTATAGATTTGATAAAATTTGAATTTTCTTAATCTGTTTTTCTCGTTCCAAAGACAATTTCCGTTTCTTTTCATATTCATCTACGATTTGTTTACTTCTAGCGCAAATAGATGTTTGATTGTTTGCTGGAATAGATACTGCTGATACATCGAACACCTCGCGAACTTTACGAATGTGAATCGTTCTAGTATCTGGATCGTATTCTTCTCCGTCTGGGGCAACTGTGAATCTCCATGACATTTGATCAATCATTCCGGCTTTAATATCTTCGTAAAGCGATTTTGCTTTTTCTGTTTTGCCTAAATCGGCGTAAATAAAAAGACCAGAAGGAGTTACTTCAAGTCCTAATGTTTTATTCTTCTGTCTTGCGAAAATTCGCCCTTCATGATCATATTGAAAAATTACGTTATTCATAATTGCATCTTCAAATGCGTTTCTATCAATTTGTTCATAGATTGGATTTCCGTCAAAATCTCTATACAAAACGTATGGTTCAAATGTGGTCGCATAACCTTCCACATAGTAGTCTGAATCGATTCTTTTTGTTTCTGAATCATTCGCTAGATTGACTGCCATCGTCCTTTGTCTCAATTGGTTGTCGTCCATCGTCCGTCACCCCCTTTCCCACCTTTTTACCTTCTATTGATACATACTCGGCACGAATCATTCTTACATCTCCGTCCGGTACTGGTGGCATATTTAAAATATTTAGTGCTTGATTGGTTGTTATGATTCCTCTATCGAAAAATTCTTTTGCAACTTGGATTTTTGTTTGGTTTGATGCATATTGCAATCTATCACTTGTCAAAAGCACTTCATTTTCATCTTTAATTTGATAATCGCTATAAAACATTTTTGTGAGCACTTCTCCAACTTGAATGAAGAATGGCTCTACAGCACTTTCATAAAATGCATTCCATTCATCTTCTGTATATTTGTTTTGAAGGATATTTTCATTAACTCCCCAGTAATTAAATACACTGTTGTCGATAGCTTTCTTTTGTTCATAATCTAAAAGAACCGGCTTTTTATCGTATGGTTTCATTTCATCGAAACGTGCATCATACATAAAAATTCCGGTTTTGTTTTTTCCGCCTAAGTTAATTTCTTGAAGCATTTCTTGTTGCTTCATCATATCTTCTTTTTTCGCTACAGATGCGTTTAGTCTAGCCATGAATCTAAGATTCGCACTGCTTTCCATAGCATCTTTTGAAATTTTTTCTTGAGCTTCTAACAAGTCTGCTGTTGTGTTGAATGCGTTATTGTCTTGGCCGAAAAAATCATTTTTGTATTGCATCTTTTTTAAGTGCCCAACGCGACTATATTCAATAACGTTCGTTTCTCCAGAACCGAATTCGTATTTTATATAGACAACTCCATTTTTTTCTACAATCTTTGAGGTGGATGGTGCAATTGGATAAATGCCTATAATTTCGTATCGCGCTCGTGATTTATCATATTTTTCAATAGGAACAATAAACGCATTGTTTTCAACTTGAAAAATAGTAGCTAATCTATAATAGAATTGGCTTGCAGTCATAAAATCATTTGGTTGTTTTGCGACAACAAATTCTTTCGCTTTGTTTTGTTTTCTTAATACAGGTGTAGCTTTAGAACATTCTGTAGCGATTCTATGAATGCATGCTCGTACTAAGCTTAATTCGTATATTCCTTCATTCTGGGATGTATATACCGGTTCATAACCACTTAAAGATGAAAAATAAGAGTTTAATCCAAAACTCGAATATGGATCTTTTTTTCCAAAAATGAATTTAAATAATCCCATTTTTACCTCCTAATTATCATCGTTACAATCTAATAACCATTTGTATTTCTCGTACCATTTTGCTCGCACTGTATAGGCATCAATTACACTTACGAATCCATCGATATGTTTTCTTTGGTCTACTTTTTCCGGCCGCACTCGATTATCGTTTGCGACTTTCTTAAGTGCTACGCTTGCAAAGTGCGATTGCAATAATCCGTTTGTTCCTGTTTTTACTGTTCCATCTCTTAAGAATCCGCCAAACTCATTTATGATTGGTGTTAAGTTTGTTCCCTGGATTACGTCGTCCATTACATATCCGTCACGTTGCATTTTATCCACTAGATATTGTGAACTGTATCGGTCATATCCGACTACGCAACATGTTATTTGGTAGGTATCACGCATCATGTTGAACCACTTTGCTACATCTTCATACATAACGAAATTCTGTCCGCTTGGAGTTAAAAAACCTAAATCGACAAATTTTCGATAGCGTATGTGATCTCTGTCGGAAAGCTCATCTATTTTGTTTTCTGGCATAAAGAATTGTGTGAATAAGTAATCAGTTCCGTTTCTCTTTATGACTATAGATGCAGCCGTTAAGTCGGTTGTCCTTGACAAGTCGATTCCACCAACTCCATAACAACCTCTGAAATCTTCCGGATTTAATCGGTCGCACATTGTCTTTTTGATTTCTTGTGAACTTAACCACGCGGATATAGAGTTTTGTTTGATGTTGCAATATTTAGTCATGAACTCCAATTTGTAATCATGACTTCCTTTTGCTTTTCTTATTTCCTCTTCAATAAATTCATAGGAGACAGAAACGCCTAAATTAGGCATAGCCTTCTTTAGTTCGTTAATGTCATCCCATTTTTTTACATCATCGACCATGTAGATGAATGGCAATAATCTTGTTTCTTCGGACGTTTGTAATAGTACCGCTGTGCTTCGTGCCATTAATTCATCATACAAACCATCGTCGATGTAGTTAGCTGTTGAACATGCTATGTTTAGCGGTTGCTTTCTTGCTCCTTGTGCTGAAAGCATTACGTTGTACATAGCTAATCCTCTTTCTCCTTCCCATGCTGCAAATTCATCGTATGTAACTGCGCTTGGGTTGAAACCATCAGATTTTTTACTATTGAAAGCGATTGGCTTTAATGTACAATTCCATGAAGGAAAATACATATCCGCTCTACGCTTTCGCATCCTTTTAGCCAGACTTGGCACTCTGTCTATCATGTTGTACGCAACATTGAAGATAATGTGGGCCTGTTCTAGTTTTGGTGCTAAGTTGTAAATTTGCATACCTGCTTCGCGTTCGGTAAACGCAATCTTTACTTCGATAGCACCAGCTAAAAGCGATTTTCCTTGCTTTCGTCCCATGATTAGAACGATTTCTCTAAATTGTCGATTCCCGTTTGAATCAACAATTCCAAATACGCAAGCTAAGAAGTATTTTTGCCACGGCTCAAGTTTTATTAATGAGGTTTTGCCTTCAACGTGATGGCAAAAGTTCTCAATAAATAAAATTGCTTCGTTGGCTTTCTTTTCGTTATAAAAAAAACGGGCTTCTTTAAGTCCGTTCTCTATATACTCGATATTTAACTGAATCCATTTACCTACTACCGCTTTTCCTTCTTCGATTTGTTTTTTATAAAGATCTAAGTATTTCAACTAAAATTTTTCATAAACTCGTCAAAATCGTCTTTCGTTTCAGTTAATGGATTACCTAGTTTTTTTGTTGCACTAGGACTTAATCCTAGTTCCTTACCATATTTCAAAATTTGCTCATTAAATTGCAAGTTATTCAAGAAAAATGGACTTTTTGAAATGTTGGTAGCGCCAGCTTTGTTTGTGTATTCAATTATCATCGCAAATCCGTGCTCTTCCCACTCTTCTAAATTTTGATCTCTTAATTCGCAAATCATAGCCATCGTTTCTATCAACAAGTCATATTGCTTTTGATAGATTCCTAACTCTGTCATTTGCGATATAATGCTATCTTTGTATTCATCTTTTGACATTTTTAATCATCCTTATCATCATAGTTATCTATCAAAGTGCCATCTTCATTAAATTCATACGATGTGTACTTTGCGTGTTCTTTTGCGTGACAATCATCACACAATGATTCTAGGTTTTCATCACCTAGTAAAATACTCCAGTCATACTGGTTGTTCCGGGATATGTGCTCTTTGTGATGCACACATGTTGATTTACTGTAAATGCCATGTTTTAGGCATCTTTCGCATAAGGGATGCATAGCTCTATAGGCTTTGCTTTTCGATTTCCAGGCTTTGCTCGAATAGAATTTCCTTGCGAAATTTCTTGCTCCTTCTTTATCTCCATAATATTTTTTCATATATCGCTACATAATCGGTATAAGGAGAATAACAGAAATAGTTTCTTTTATGTTGATTATGTTTTAAAAACAGCTAGAATTGCCGATTATGTAGTCATATAAAAAAGCGGTATTGCTACCGCCGAAAAGAAAAAAAGCGTAAAAACGCAATGGAACGAGCTGTAAAGAATCCTTCTTACAATTCTTTACGAATACATAATATCACGCGAAAACTGCGCACAGTGGGCAACTTTTAGTTTTTTTATGATTTTCTTAGTGCTTTTGGTTGACTTTTCCCTATTTTCCAGGATTACCCCCCTTTATGTAAGTCTTTCCGGGTTTATTTAAACTCCCCACGCCGTTCCCCACGCACCACCGCTCTCGCTTTTCATGGGGGTGGTCTAGCCGTACGCTGCTGAGCGTACAGTTAGTCCAGACTTATTATTCTAATCTATCCCTTGTAAATGATTTTCAATATGTCTTGTTGAAACATCTTTCAACACGCATTCAATCAATCAATATAAGATCACATTTGTTTTATCTTTTGCGTATGTATTATGATCTTTTTCTTTATGTATTTTTATATATGTTTTTTCTTTTAGTGTTGGAAGATATAACGATGATCTAACACGCAAGTGATCACGCATTGCATACCTTCCAGATCCAGCACTTGCGTACTTGCGTAATGAGCATAAAAAAAAGACACGCCTAGCGTGCCAGTTGTTCATTCTCTTATTTAATATCATTTATATTTAATTCTATTATTTTTTCTTTTGTCTTATTGTCTACTATGTTTATTTCCAGATCCATCCAATCACATAGCTTTATAAAATCACTTAAGTTCATTCTTCCATTCGCTATTGTATTACTTAAAGATTGACGCGTGCGGTTTATGTGCTTGGCATAGTCTATTTGTGTTTTGTTCCGCATCGTAAACAACGCTTTTATTTTTTCTTTTAACATTGTATTTTGTTCCTTCCTTTCATCATATGTATATTATCACATTTACATTGTAAACACAAATTTTCACATTGTAATTAAAATATTTTACTTTTTATTGTTGACAACGTAAAGCTTATGATGTACATTGTAACCGTCTTAAGTGACGAGAAAGGAAAGATCAACATGAAAGACAAAAGATTATCAAGAAAAGAAAGGAACAAAAGCAAAAAGCACGAAAGCGAATTTAAAGAACAAATCATCATCACATTAATAAATTCTATCGCTACCGTGCTTGGAACGAAAATATTAGAAATTATTTTCGGTAGGTGGTTAAAATAACCGCCTACACTCCAATTCTATCATGTTGACTAGGTTTATACAATGAAAGATTTTATCATGTATGTTTCGTTATTTATTAATTTTAATATTTTAGTTATTTATTTAAAACACAAATGGGATCTATAAGAATTGAAGGAGGTAAATTATATGATTTCTATTAATGAGGTTACAGTTAAACACGTGGCTTATATGGCTACTCAGTACGATGATTTTGCGCACTCTACAGACGGCGCAATTATGGAAGCACTTGGTGATGAAATTTTAGAAAATATGTATGATGATGAGCTTCTATCTCTATGGTTTGAATTTAGAAGTGAAAGATATAATGAATATTATTACGAATTAGATGATGATAATCTTGATACATGTTTATCGGGTTATGATCCATATGAAATTGTAAGGATGACTTTAAGCGGTGACTTCCATTATTGTGATGATTATTTCATGATCGATGATCTTGAGAATTTAGAAAGTTTTTCCGATTATAGATTAACGGAAGAAGCTAGAAGCGATGATGAATTTAAAACATGGCTTACAGATGAAAAAAGTGACTGGGATATGGAATGGTTAGAAGAAGCTAGAGAAAAATATTTAGCATACTTGAAAGAAGGTTTCTAGTATGTTAACACGCAAAAATCTTGACAAGATGAGCACCGCTGAGGTGCTCAAGCTTGCATTTTTGAAAATGTACGTTTATGCATCACGCGCGTGCTGCTTCTGGATGCTTCTATTTATTTTCGGTTGTTTTATTTACGCTTATTTATAGGAAGGAATATATATCATGACTAGATGGAAAAAAGAAAGATCACACTTCTATTATTACGTTACGAATCAACGTAACAACCCACTTATTTACATTGAAGCTAAAAACACACCAGATTCAAACACTGAAAGACTTTTGAAAGGTAAGGGATTCAAATTTGATTATAATGAATCCTTATATGTAGCAGCTCAAACAAATGAATTAAGATTATTCGTTGCGCATGAACTTGATAAAAAATTTGCGTTCGATGCTCACTTTATTGTTGGATCTTTTGCTAAAAAGTTTATTGATCCAGAAGTTGAGAACGCTATGAAAGACATCGGAACGCAAGTATTGAATGTGTGGGATGGTTTTATTGACATCGAAAACGACAACTTTTTCACTTTACGTAAATTAAAATCAAAAAGTTTATTGGCTAGCTTCAATAGTTTGAATGGTATCGTTACTACATACCATCGTAACAAGCCGGTAGACACTTACAAATATACTTGTGGATCTTTTGAAAAGTTTGGATCTTGTGAAAGCAGCAGCAAGAAAAAAGTTGTTTCTCAGCAAGATAGAATAAATGCATTATTGGAAGATATGCCGTTTTAAAAAAGGAGTGAACAAATATGGGATACATTGGTAATAAAATGAGTGTGCGCGCTTATGAAGCTTATGAAGGTGGTGAAAAGCCACTTTCAAAATGGACTAAAAAAGATATTATTGAGGGTGTTTTAAACAATCGTGACGATTTTAGCTTGGATGAGTTGAACAAATATCATAAAGAATCGTTGAAATGTTTTCTTACATTGTCATCGTGGCATCATACCGGATCATACTTTAATGAAACTGACTTTTATAGCTTATATGATGATTTTATCGAACTAGAAAAAGATAGGATCATAAAAGTTTTGGACGGTTGCGAAAAAGATTTGAAAAGTTCTAAACAAAAGGTTGAACCTTTGCGAAAATGTTTTATCACGTATATAGAATGGGCTGGTACTCGTAAGCATCCGAAAGCGATTGATCGTGAGGCTTACGGAATCATAAAAGGCGATTGGGTATATACAGAATACGGAAAAAAGTCTTTAAAAGGTAAATACGTACATATCACAAAAGAGTTTGATAAGGCACCGTGCGGAACTGCTGCTATATTCAAAAGCATTGAAAAGAGAATCAAAAAATAACAGCCTATGAAAAGGCTGTCTTTTTTATACTTTCATTTTGTGGATTTGCTTCTGGATCAGCTGCTTTTTGACTGGATTCGATGCAAAAAAGTTCATGAAAAGTTTTGTTTTGAACTCATATTCTTTTTGATCCATATCTTTTATATCCAAAACTCTTTTAAATATCACTATCGCGATAAAATTCGCGAATAAGTTTGCATCTTTTTCTACTTCTTGGATCTCATAGTGCGTGCTACTAGAATCCGTATAGTTTTCAAATTCCTTTTTCCAAATGGATACGTTATTTTCGTCGATTGAAAATACTTTTTGATTCTTGTTATATGCACATGCGTATTGATATAAATGTCTAATTTCATGCGCTAGATAGATAGAGATTAAACTTCTATCTTTACACGCATCCAGGTTAACGCATATTATATTTTCAATTGGATATGATGTGCATATACTTGTATCTTTTATCTGAAAAAGTTCTTTGTTGATTGGTTTATTTTTAAGATCGTAAAACTTATCATTTTCTTTGAAGAAAACTTTCGGAATCTTTATATTCAATAGTGCGCATAGAAAACTTATATAATTGTTCATGCGCATATTGTATCATAAAAACTTATTCGCTTACACCATGTATAAAACTTTCTAGATTGTGTTTTATATCACGGATTAAACTTCTTCTAGTTTTAAAAAACTTTTTTTCGCATTCATCCCATGAGTGTGATTCGAAAAACTTATATTTGATAACGTTCTGAATTTCTTCATCGCATAGATTACATAATGTTTCGATTTCATACATGTGTGCTTGCGCAAAACTTATATCTTGCTCAATGCGCTGCATATCGGATAAAACTTTGTTCATAAGTGTGCTCGTATCTTCTCCGGATGAGAAAACTTCTTTATCATATTGAATCGCTTTAGGTGATCCAATTTGTAAAAGTTTTTGTTCGCATTCTCGATATTGGCTTTTTAATTCTAATAACTCATCATTGTATGATTGGTATAAACTTAGCTTTGCCCAAAGCTGAGAAACTTTTGAATTAATGTACTCTCTACTTTCCATATACCACCAATAAAACTTGTAAAACGACTAGAATTAATGCTAAAAATTGTCTTTTTCTAGGCATCCATGAACGATTGAAAAGTGAAAACTCCATCGCAAAATCGCTTGTGTCATATCCTGTGATCCAGAAGATGATTAAACTTATGATCGTTAAAACTGGATTAAGCCACTCCATTTGGTACCTCTAAAAACTTATCCAATTCTTCAAAAATAGTTTCGAAAATCTTTTTTCTAACTTCATTTCCTCTTACAACTGTTTTTAAATCATGTTCTAGAATGGTTAGAATATATCCGGCTGCTACTTTGGCTTGATCGTTTAACTTTTCATCAGAAACTCTTTTTCCATCATCATCAAATTCCATAATAGCGCAATACGCAAAGGCTGCTGCGCTAAAATATGCTAAGAGTTTCCTTAATTCTTCTTTGCTCAAATACTTTGTATTTAATTCAATTGTTTTTAATAATTCACTATACATATTATCTCCTAACTGTACTAAATAAAATGTAAAAGAGGAAGATAAACGAAAGGAGCGTTGTTACGCTCATTAAAATCTTCCCCATCCATAATCCGTTGTTTGTTCGTTTTGAACAGGTGGTTGTTGCTGCTTCTTTGGTTCTAAAGAATGTAGTTTTTCTACATTTACTTCTGTTACATAAACTTTTTGACCATAAGAGTTATCATAACTCCTTGTTTGGATTCTTCCGTGTAAATCCACTAAATAGCCTTTATGAAGGTATTGAGTTAAGTAGTCTGCTGTTTTATTCCAGGCTACACATTGAATAAAATCCGCTTCCTGCTGTCCTTCTTTGGAAAAATCTCTATTTACGGCTAGTGTGAAGATGCATACACTAGTACCGTTTTGTGTTTTCTTTAATTCTGGCTCAGCAACTAATCTTCCGACTAAAACTACATTATTAATCATTCGTTAGCTCCCTTTTTACACTTATTTAACTGCACTTGAAGGTATGCGTTATGATTTTCTAAATACTCAATTTTTCTATTCATAGCTTGAATTAAATTCAAACATGCGTTTGTAAAATAAGTACTCCTATATGCATCCGCGCTTCTTTGCAGCAAAGTTTCGTACACTTTTTGACCATCTGTAGAAAACTTATCATAATTGTATTGATTACTCATCTTGCTTAATTTCCTCTACCTTTTCGATGATTGTTCTTTCGGATTTATGCAATTCGAAATAAAAGTATATCATCGCATCTATTGAATTTGGAGCGCACACAGTATCGAAAAGTATATCTCCGTTTGTGGTTGTATATGTGATCTTAAACTTTTTCATTTTTAATTCTCTTCATCTCTCGATTGATTTTATAACTCGCGATAGAATTAATATCTTCATCTTCCAGGTTACACATAATCTTTATTTGCCTTAGCATAATCATAACGTCAGCAACTTCTTCACAAATTTGTGGTCTATAAGTCACATCATTATTGTTTCTCAACCACTTATTTAATGCAATCGTAAGCTCAGATGCTTCTTCTGCATATTGTCTTACCTGTGCTTCAATTCCATGTACTTTTAAACTTTGCTCAAGCTGCATATCATAATGTTTGATATAGGTATCATCCCAAACTTTTTTATCAATGCACTCATTTATTTTTATCATAGATGTGATGCACGTTCCTAGCATCGCACCTAATAACCAAAACACAATATTCATCATTTTTTATCCTCTCTAAAATCATACGCTCTTATGAAACTTGATACCAAGACTAAGAGCGTTTTTTTTCTAAATTAACACTAAATTAACCATTGGATTGTTTATTTTTCCATGTATGGTTTTAAGCGCGGTGGATTCTGACACATAGCATCTTTCCGCTGCTTCTTTTATAGAATCGAAAGTTTGTACAATTTTCCCATCTTTAACCAATGCACACTTTTTTGAACTTCTTTTATTTTCGATACCAACTCTTAAATTTTCTAGTTTTGGATCTCCTTCAAAATGCAATCGAGTACCTTTCGGAATTGGTTTACCGACAAACTTTTGATACATGATACGCGCAAGTGATAATCTTCTTCCGCGTATTTTTACAATGTATCCTCCGCCTTCTTTTTGCGATTTCTGCACATGTTGACGATTTGATCTTTTATCCACGCGCACAATTTTTCCATCGCGCGTTACATACCAGATAGATCTTTCTGATTCATCCACTTTTTCCATGTAGAAAACATCCTTTTGTACGCTGTCTGTACGCTCACTAATGTAATAACCTTTGTATTTTGCGTTGTTATTGACTGTTAGATCACGTAAGAACGTATTAATTGCTCCATCGTTCTTTAATCCAGCTTCTTTTTTCAATTCTTGTCTAGTCATGATTCTGCATACTCTTCCAGAATCATCACTCAACTCATAGTAGACTGTCATTAAATACTCCTTTCTTATCATTCAAAACTATTTTTCGAAATAAAACTTAATTTTCTTCTTATGTTCCTCAATTAATCCGTATTTTAGTGCTAAACGATAAATAAAAGGCTTTCGAAGTCTTTCGTGTAATGATTCTAAGTTCTTTCGAAAATCTTCCAATGGGAATGTACTTTTATAAAAATTACACATTCTACAAGCCGGTAATAAATTATCAATATCATTTGTTCCGTGGTAATAGAATACCGATGTTACATGATCCACCTGCATATCTTTATACTCAAGTTCGCATCCACAATAGGCACAATGACCATTGCACTTTTGATATACCTGTTCACGAATCTTTTTAGGAATTGGTTTTCTTGCCATTTCTATCCTCCTAAATTCGGGCAAATACAATCCCAATCATAATCATCAAACTTTAACGCTTCTGTTTCGCTTCCGGAATACGTAACTGGTTGCAATCCTTCTAAAACAAATTTTGTTAAATTCTCTTTTGTACCTCTTACTCTTAAAGTTCCTACACACCAATTAGGCATATATAGTTAGCTCCTTTCTAGATTTCAACATCCTCATCTTGTGGCATTTGGTAAAACTTGTTTTTTTCGATTAAATGGTAACAATTTGTTCCAAAAGCTGGCATAATTTTACTTGGATAAGGACATTCAATTCTTCCTTGAATTTCATCCAATACCTTTAAACCCTTTTTTTCATTTGAGTACTTACCGAGTAATGAACTACCGTCCCATATTTGATTAATATCATCAATATCTAAATTATGAATCTCTGTTAATATTTTTTTATCTTGACTTCTAACCCACATGATTTACCTTTTTCCTATTCTTCGTTATTCGTTTCTTCTACCTTACAACTGCTTAAGATCTCATGCATTGGAGTGCTTGCGTCAATGCATTTAAAATATCCTTTTTCTTTCAAGGCTCTCAATTGCCTGCAATCGCTGAATTTGAAATTTTCATGACACCCATCGTATGTTTGAATTAAATCATATTCAAATTTGTTTAACTTATATGTTGGATTTTTATATGGACTAGTCAACCATGTAAGTCTTTCTCTTCCACAAGGACCACAAAAATCACATTTATCACAATGTACATCCTTACACCGCCTAGGTTTTCCGTTAGTTACCGCAAAACTATTAAGACCAAATATTCCTATATCATCGAAATAATGTTCAAAATTCGATTCAGTCTTTTCTTCAAAATGCTCTTGTATCAGCTTTTTTAGAACTGTTACCGCTGGACAATCTTCATTGTCAAATTCGCGAAAAGCACAATTGACAGGTTGGTGCCCATATTCTAACTCGTGCTTTTCAAAACACTTCTTGCAAATCTCGTTGATTGCTTCTTCACACTCTTGTTTTGTTGTCATTTTCTTTTATCCCTCAGTACCTTCATATCGTAACCACTTGAAACAAATCTCTGTGTCAATTCGTGATTACAGCGGTTACCTAATCTTTCATAAACTAATTTCATTTCTTCACGCGTAAAATTTGTTTCTAAACATTTGTTGATTCTAGATAAAACATCATCTTGATACCTTCTATTTCTCCATTCTTGGCTATACCTCAATGCGTATGTACAATCTCTGCTACACCATTCCAACAACTTACATTTTAAATCTGTGGGTGTATTGACATTGTATAGACCAACATACAAATTTGTTTTTGGGATTAAAATAATCTCGTTGTCACAATTGATGAACGATCCCGGAAATTGTTTCATTACTTCAAATACATAATCAATCATTTTCATTCTCCTTATAAGGTTCAGGCAAAGGCATCCAAGCTAATCCTTCTAAATCTTCACCGCTTTCAAGCTCATAAATACCGCAATCTGGCGAATCCCATAAATCAATCCAAATGCTTTCATCGCCAAACATACATTCTGCATCAGATACGAGTATACGATCACCAATATCAGGCAACTCACAATTAAGTACACCTTCTTCATCAAAAGTAAATGGAATCCATTCAAATGAATCTGCTTTATCAACTAATTTTGAAAGCACTGCCTGTGCATCGTATATTTCGTTATCACTTGGCAATAAATTCGCATCTCTGCGTACCATGTAGTAAACCAATGTATTCCAAATTGTATTAAACGCTTTTTGATATTTATTCATTTTCTTCTCCTTTCAACACAACTTTTTCTAATTCAAAATCATCCATATTTAAATTATCTTTGATATGTTCAGCAATACATTCTTTTTCGTATTCGCTTAATGTTTTGAATCTAAAAATAACTAAAATATATCTTTCCCAATTCGAATCGTTTTTATTTACAAATATAAAATTATGCATAAATAACTCGTCTGATTTTTTTTCGAACAATCTATCCGATCTAATCCAAAATTTTATAGTATTATCTGTACTTGCTATCGCGATGACGGGATAAAATACATCTTTCGCATTTTCCACATCATTTAGTGCTTCCTTGAACGCATTCAACCATCTTTCATTTTGCTCATCTAAAATGCTTTTAGTAAAACTTAATCGTTCTTTCATTTGAACCAATCGCGCATACTCTCTGTAATGTGATAGACTCCAATACCAGCTAAAATATCTGTGATTACTCGAATAATAATTTCTATCGTATCTATATTCATTCTTTCAAATCATCCTCTCGAATCATTTTTTCGAATTTAGGTTTTAACTTAATCAAAACACGATAATCATTGAGCATGCTTAGAATAGACTCATCGCCTTCACAAAACATCTCTTTCACAACTTTCTTCAATCCTAGATATTTTTTTGCTTCTAAAACTGGAGCTAGCGCGATATATCCGCCTACGGTTGGTCTACCATACTTCACAAGATTTTCGGTAACCATTATGCCATTGGTGCTACTAGTATTTTTAGCTACAATTCCTACACTTCCATCAAGACTTCCAAATTTATATATGCCCCCGTAGAACACCCATTTTTTACCATTTATTTCAATAGGCGTTTCATTTAATCTAATCATTTTTTATCCTTTCTAAGATAATTTAATTTATTCATGCAACGTTCTGCTTATAAGAGCCGAACATCATACATCGGCTTTTTTACTTTTCCGTGACATGTATCTAAAACAGTTTGATAGCTACAAAATAAATCTTTAGCTGCTTTTCTGCATGATGGCCATGATCTAATCAATATGCCGTTTTTATATAATCCGACATTTTTTCTTTCGTATCTCGGTTTTGCTAAAAAACCCGTTATACTTGCACATTTGCTTTTATCAACAACTTCAAGTGCATCTAATTTGAGTTCTTTTCCATAAACGAGAACACAATCATTTGAATCTAAGTCTCGTTTTATAAAAGCTTTTGCGTATATCCTGGCTGCATTCACTTCTTTTTTGTTGATTTTTACCATCCATTTTGTTTTATGCTTATAGTTTGCAAGTGTTCGCATACCACCTCTTTTTTTGTGTATCGAACTGTACAGTCTGGATATGCGTAATATTTTCTTCCGGTTTCTGTGGTATGAATCAAAACCGGCTTATTTGTTAAATATCTTTTATCCGATGTTTCTTTTTCGATTAAGATACAACCTTTGTAAAAAGGTGCTAGCACTGATACTTGGCTATCAAATCTAGATTGTTTGATTCTTAGGTTTGCCATAACCTCTAAATCTGTTACCTCCCCGATGATGTCCAATGGATCATCGGGGTTTTGCATCAAGTAAACAACACCTTTTGTTCTTGTTCTTCTAAGAACTTTATGGTTTTTCTTTTTCATATGCACTACTTAAGATTGCCTAAACCAATCATTGTGTTACCATCGGTAACTTTTGGCAATTTGCCATCCCATTTGTTGATCCATTGTTCTTGTAGTACTTCTGGAGTTAAAGCTTTCGTTTTTACTGAGTTTGCGTTGGCTTCTCCTTCTGCCTCAATCAATTTTGTTTCGGCTTCTGTTCTAGCTTTCTCTTGTTTCTGTTTAGCAGTTTCAGCTTGTTTTTTCGCAACCGCTTCTTCTGAGATTGCTTTTTCAATTTTCTTTCCTGCATCCAAATCTTTGATCGTTAACATCTTCAATGTAACGCCTTCTTTTTCAAGATCTTGTTTTAAGATTTCAGATGCTTTGTTGATGATTTCATTTCGTTTATCACCCAACAAATCAATGATGTTATAGTTACTACAAACTTCATTCATCGCATTTTGGGCATAGTTCCCAATAATGTTTTCCTTTAATGCATCCATTGTTTTGTACTGCTTGTACACTTTAAATGCATTTGACTTAGAAACCTCGTATTTAACGTTAACCTGCATTTTTGCCCATTGCGCATCCTTTGTCTGAACGGATACATTATCATCCGTTCTTTCCTGCACTGTTGTATCGATTCTATAGATTTTATCAAAGAATGGTGTTACAAAATGTACACCTTCTTTAAGTGTATCTTTAGACGTTCCGTGTAATGCAGAGTATTTAACACCTACTGTATTGGATGGAATTACACAGATTGACTGCAATAAAACCATCAATGCTAGTGGAATAAGTGATAAAAATCCTTTTTTATTCCATTCGAACTTAATATCGCCATCCACTTCTTTTTTTAATGCGACGATTAATAATGCGATTGCTAATAAAAATAATAAAATGCTAAATAAATTTTTGATCATGTTTCTTTTTCCTCTCGTATGTTGTTATTTTTTCTCTTTTTAAATTTCTTTTTCCAAATGCTTCTCCGGATTTTATTTGTCTTTCTATTTCTTGAAAGATGTATTCTTGCACGCTTTTTGGCAAGAGATTATTTTGTGTGTTCCTTAAAGATTTTGTGGTATTCATTCCCGTTTCCATGCATTTTCTTCATGAAACACATTGCGATTCCGGATTCCTTGCTAAATGTATCTCCTTTAGAACATTTAACAACTGTTTTTGTTCCATCTTTCCAGAATACGATTGTAGCTGGATCATTGAACACTACTCTTTCAATTGTTGGTTTTACAGATTTTGCCATTAAAGGGTTTTGAGCATATGGGATAACTCTATACAAACAATATTTACCTGCTCTCACCAATTCTTGATATGCCATATATGCTTGAATTTCTAAATATTTTTTTAATTCAGGCATGGTGATATTTGGTGTAATTTCGGTAAGGTTGCGTCTGTTTCTTACTCTATCGTATCCCAACCATGCTTCAATGGTAATCTCTCTATAATTTGTGAATGCAACATCGAACCTATCGAACATGTTGATGGTTTTGTCTAATTTTTTTAATTCTGAACGAATATCGCTTACGACCATTGCTTGATTTAGTGTCATTTTCTTCTCCTATTTCTCGGCTATGATGTAGCCGTTTACTTTTGTTACGTTTACTAGTTTCATATCTAGATTTTTGATTTTTACACCTAACAATTCGCTTAACTGCTTAGCTGATAGGTATTTAACGATTGTTTTGTAGTCTGGAGTTATCAACATAAATACTCTTGGTTTTATCATTGTTAACTCCCTCCTTTGTTTAAGATCTCTTCTCTGACTCTGTTTAATTCTTTTTGAAGATCTTCTTCAGATTGTGTGTTTTCCTGCGTATAGAATTTAGAATCAAGCTTTATAGGCTTATTTTTATTTCTCTTTGTCCATTCCGCGTGTACCCACTTTTGAATCACAAGAGAGTGATTTTTGTATTTCTTACCGGATGTTTCGATATATTCATCTAAGATTTGAATGTGTTCATCAACAATTTCTTTAGAGCCATACAATTCAACTAGATGATCGTATTCTTTATCGGTAAGCAATACGTGTTTGAAATTCCCGTGTTTGTGTTTTTGTGTGGGTGGTATATATATATCTTTATCTATATCTATATCTATATCTATATCTATATCTGCGGCAACCGTTGGTTGCCATTTGGTTGCCAAACTGGAAACCGCATCAATTTTCTTTATAGATTTAGACATGTCTAAAGTGTAAGCATTGTTTTCTTTTACACCTAAACGCTCTTTTTCGTCGGTGTAAATCGTTGGTTGATACCTGTCTTTTCTTAACGTGTTATGAATCAGCCAATGCTTAATGACTAGTACGCTATCTTCAAATGTGATAACAAATCTTTTCATAATCAATAGCTTCAAATCATCTTCACTCGCACCAATCATTCTTGATATTTTTTTCGGATTGCCAATAAAGCCATCATCGTCTGCATGCATATTCAAGTGAAAATACAGACATTGCGTGCTTAATGGCATATCCAAAAATGCATCTGAATCGGTGATTTTGATATTAAACATGCGTTTTTTAGCCATTTTCATTCTCCTTTCCATCTTCTTCGTATATTTTGATTACACCCCTTTTGATGAAGAGTTCCATCTTCTTATCGATTTCAAAAGGAGTTAAGTGATATTTGTTTATAAATTTCTGTTCACCCAATGTATGAGCTTCTGTGTGGTGATACCTGCATAAAGGTAAGGCACGCTTACCGATATGCGATATTTTGTCTCTGTTGAATCCATTACCGATGTGATCCACGTGATGTATATCACTGTGAACACGTCCGCACACAACGCATACGCGCTTTAAAGCCATGAGATAGGCTTGTTGTTCATTGAAGTGATATTCGTATTCACTGATGATTCCACCGGTCAATGGGATTTCATTTGAAATACACCACGTAATGATAAAATCAATAAGCTTTGCTGCATAAATCATTGAACAGTCGGAAAGGGATTTAACATCCACTCCCCTGGCTGTGCAATATTGCTCTTGCAGCATCAATCTAACGTAATCTTTATCGTTGCCGATGTAGTTTGCGATGTCATTACAAAGTGCGAAAATGAATCGTCTTTGTGTTTGACTAATCTTTTTCTTATCGACAACTTCTATATTTACATCTAACACCTCACCAGAGTTCAATAAAAGGTCGTTAGAAGGTGAAACCGGAAGGCCCAATAAAATATACCTCCCATTGTCTTTTATCAACTGTGCCACGTTTATAAAGGCTTTACGCTCCATTTAATTTGAACGGAATCTTTTTGGTTTACTTCCATTGTGTAAAGACTATAAATACCATCCGCAATCATTTTCTTTGTGTTTACCTTCGTTTGTGTTGAAGGTTCTTTATAGCTGATGGTCACTTCATCGCTTTTAAACATTAAATCCGGACAATTACGCATCAATTCAAGTAATTCTTGACGGACCTCATCTTGATACGCATTGATTTCATCTTTTAATTCCTTAGCTTGTCGAAGCCTATCGATTGTTTCTGGAAATACAACTAGTTTTCCATCAACTACTTCTGCAAATTTACTCATTCTTGTTCTCCAATTCCTTAATCATTTCGCAATAAACCATGTTTAATCGAATCAAATCGCGCGTTGTTGTGATACATCCAAGATCTTGTGTTTTGACTTTTGCCTTTTCTAAAATCTGGGAATTCACCGAATCTTCCTTAACGTCCACTCCCAGTTCTGTTAATCGAGTTCTGTTTTGTGCTACAAGACTCAATAACTGCGCTGTTTGTTCGGTGTCTGGAAGCTCATTATCGCGATTTACCATATGATCTTCTTCATCTGAATAAGGCTCATCCTCGCCAGCAAATAAATATAATCCTAAACCAAACATTGCAATGTTTTTAACCAAACAACGCATGATGGTTTTATTGATTTCAAACATATTAATCACATCGCATGTTTTTGAAACCGAATCATATTTATTCAGTTTCTTATTCCATTTTCTGAATGTGTATTGATATGGTTTGTCCTTCATTGGCATATAGTCATAATTGATTACAGGCAACCACATTTCTTTTGTTTGACCCTTCACTGTAATGCTCGTGAATACCATGTATCCAGCTACTGGATCATATAAATATGGCTTCCCATCAAACCATTTGATTTCATATTTAGCGCTAGGATAACGTTTGAACAATTCGTCAAATGCCCATGCCCATGTCAAGTAGGATAATCCACCCTTCTTTTCTACATGTTCATTTACGTTGATTTCCCTAAATTCCTGGAAGATACTCTTCTTTTCCATAAGCTATTCTTCCTCCTCGTTATATTCACACCAACGCTCTACGATATATTCATTGATTTCTTGTTTCGTGAATAAGCCTGTAGATAATAAACCGTCAACGTTCTTTATTGCACAAAAGCAACTTTTAAAATCCACACATTCATCTAACTTATGACGCGCAAGATTATAATTATCTTCATGTTCAGCTAAAATGATTCTTTTCAGTTTTGAAACCTCAAATTTTAAACCGGTTAATTCTTTTTTTAGGTTGCCTAATTCGAAGGTTTGTTTCATTAGCTCTTCATAACGATCCAATTCGATAATCACTTTGTTTTCCATGTTTCCTCCATTTATGTTTTAAAATCCTGCATTTTAATTCTCCTTGTGATATAATCAACTTGTAGATAGAGAAAACTTGGTGATGTGTGCTAGCGCATCATCATTTTTTTGTAACCACCTAATTCAAACACTTTAATAACATCTTCCGTTAACCATCCCCATGATTCTTCAAAGTGTATAAGATCTTTATTTTTCTTTAGCTGCTTATTGGTTGTGCCCCATGATTTACAAATCAATACAGCGATTTCTGAAGTTGTTAAATATGGTTTAGTTAGCAACATTTTTACTTTTTCTGTTCTGTCTTGGTACGTCATAAAGCTCCTCCTATTCCTTTAAACAAATCCACATAGATACTCATGATATATACATTCATAGCTGATAATAATAGTGCTACTAGTAACGCTATGATTAACCATAGTTGAGCGTTTTTTTGCTCGATTTTTTTGTGTTTTTTCTTCTTTGAACAAGAATTGAATTCTGGGATATTCAATTGATCGTTCAAGATGCTATCTGCATCTTCCAATTTAGATTCCAGCTCAGCTATATAGGCATCTTTTTGCGCCTGTGTTAATTTAGCCATGTTAATCCACCCACTCAACGCTATTGATTGGTACGTCAATATGCACGCTTCCACGCTCTGGAATCAATCGGATCACTTGAGCATCTGATTTCTTATCACCTTTGTATAACGTACATTCTTGAGATGTACGATTCACAACTACTTTCAACACATCACTTTCAGTATTTTGACTAAGTTGTTTTCTTAACCCTTCAATTTCATTGTTCTTAGCTTCTAAAAGCTTAGAATAGAATTGATTATCTTCGTGTTCTTCCTTGATTCCGAACTGTTCTTTATCAAGCGTGAACAATTCAGCAAACGATTTATTCATAAGCTTTGATAATCTTTCCAACAACTTCCATGATGGAGTATCGGATTCAACGTTTTCTAGATTTGTGATTCTAGAAGTGCCTAGTCCTAGTTTTTTACTTAGTTCTAGTTTTGTAAGTTTGTGAGAAATTCGGTAATTCTCAATGTTTCTCACAAGAATCTCTTTTTCTGTCATTTTTTCTTCCTTTTTCTCTTTCTTTTCTTGTTTGGGAGTCAATTGACCAAGGACATTGATTGCAAAAGCATCCAAGTACATTTGTCCACGAATATAGTGAATATGCCCTTTAAGCTGCTTCTTTACTTTATGCGTATTGATTAGCTTATGTACTTGTGATACCTCTATATCGTTATCCTTAGCGAATTCATTTATCGGTAGCATATTGCACCTCAACTCATCATTTTGTCTTTGTTACGCTTGTTTAAATTTTTTGTAGCGCACATTACACCTAATGTGTTTGCGGCAATAATGATGCGATCTATGGAAAGCGATAACATGAATTTACTTTCTTCATCCAAGCATGATGAATTGATTTTTTTATTCATGTATTGGTGAAGCGATTTTACTTGATCATCTAATTTGGCGATGTCAGAAGCTTTTACTATGTTAATTTTTACAGATTCATATTCCTTTGAAGCTTTAACATTTAACTTCTCACCAGGTATCGCTTTTCCAGATGCCACTCTTCCTAGTTCTTCAATTTCTTTTTTAATCTCTTCAAGATTATCAATCACAATCTTAACGTGAACTTCTTTTGTTTTATTTTCCATCGTATTCACTCCCTGTTTCTAATGCTAATAAATCAACTGCTGATTCTTCTGAAATACATTCATTATCAAATTTTTTGTATGCATCGAAATACCATTCTTTTTTATCTCCGTTGAATGTTAATTCGTAATACATTCCGTCTGGAAGATTGGTGCTGATCAGATATTTCCAATTCTGTAGTGTTTTATTCTTCCAGCAAGTGAAAATTTGCAATTCATCTACATTCTTTTGATAATCCTTGTCAGACTTATCCATATGACTAATTACGTATTTTTTAACTAAATTCATTGCGATTAAGTCTTGTTCGCACATAAAATCTATTGCGATGCATAATTTACATTTATTCATTTTTCTTTTCCTCATACTTTTCTTTTATAAATTCCTTAGAATCGAAATACATTTCAATTTGATGGTACATTGTCCATAACAATGTAGTGATTGTAGCTAGCGCCACTAACAATAATTCGTTTCCGGCCATTGTTTTATCCTTTAAAATCCTCTTTAACCATTTCAGTAACTTCAATTTCATAGTACAAAAAATCAATTTTTTTATTTAACATCTGAACAATTAAAGCTTCAGACTCTTTTTTCGCTTCTTCAATCGATGTCGATTTTAGATATTCATAGCTATAATTAAGTCTTGCACCGAAAACGCATCTATATTCTCCTGGAAAAATTGGCTCTCCAGGCAATGCGCTGCATTTAATTGTTGCGATTATTTCACGTTCATAAAATCGTTTATAATACAATTCATATGTATCTTTCTCTTTATTGAATTCCCAATAATAATTTTTTTCATTCATTACCAACCCAACTCCTTGATTTGCATATCAATCGCTATAAATTCATCTGTTGTAATTTCATGTGGATATTTTCCACATGAAGCGTAGAACGTTCTACGTTTTAAATAGAATTCTATACAAATGCGTTCGTTGAATTCATTCTTTCTTTCGTAACATATATAAGCATCTTCACAAATATGTTGTTCATACCCCAACCACGTAAACATTTCTCTAGCTGTCATGTTTCAATTTCTCTTCTGCTTCGTTAATAGCAATGTAAATCAAGCCTTCACAATAACCCATGTTTTCAATAGCATTTTTGTATTTTTCGTATTCATCTGGCATTTGATCGTAACCAAAATCACATTCCTCTGCCCAGTTAACATATAGTTCTAAAGCTGTTTTATACAATTCGGCTTTTTCATATAACTGTTTAGCAAGACTACTTACACGCTCACACGTGTTATCGGTATTTTTCCAATTGATATAAATAATGTTAACGTGATCAATTAATTCGTCTTTGGTCATTCTTTTTAAAGTGCTGTTTGAGTAATGTTTGAAACCCAAGAAATTAAATGAATTACCATCGAACGGATGGCCTTCTTCAAAGATGTTTTTATAATCTATTAACTTTTTATCCATAGCTTTCGCTTTACGTTCGATGTAATCCAAACAATCTTTGATATTCTTATCATCGCCTACCAATGTATCCAGGTATTCGACGCATTGACAAATTGTCATTTCATCTTGTTCCATTATCTTTCTCCTTACTCTTTATATATTTCGATATATTTCGCACAAAACCACAAGAATACTGATTGCAATATCAATGATTTTTGGAAGCAGTACCAACCACCAAGACCATGTGATTACATTAACTAATTTCAAAATTACAAAAACAATTGTCAATACTGTTAAAAATCCCATTTTATATTCTCCTAAAGATACAGTTATCTGCTGGCTTGAATTCTTCTTGCCATTCTCTTTTGATTACTTTGAAATTACCTGTATATGCAGGCAATAAACCGTTCATAACATATAGGTAATTACTTTTTAATTGTTTAATTAACGGATGAAGAGCAAGTAATCGAAACGCGCATAAATCATCTACAGTTTTGATTGATACGCTTAAACCATCTAGAGATGAAAATCCAATATATCCAAATCTATTAAAATCATTCTTTCCTAGCCATTCGAATAGTGGTTCTGCATTCGTGTACACATACACATTCTTGATATTTTGATATTTACTTTTTAGCCACGTCGCAATGGCACATGGTTCTCCATATTTAAACGTTTCTCCACCTGTTAAACACACTGTGTCTACAGATTCAAACTCTTCTTTTGAAGCAACTGGAATACCTTTTACATCGTATTGTTTGTTGCAACAATCTTTGCAATCTCTATCGCATTTATCTGTAATCAATAAATGCATTACTGGTTTATTACTCATCTTTATTCCTCTTTTCTATCGACAAAATATGATTACGCAAGCTTCATATAAATCCTCTACATCGTTTTCTTCTGGCATCTCAAATGAATCTTCATCTATATGCCATTTAAGCATTCGCATAACCATGTTTGCGTGTTCTTTTGTTTTATAAATAGCTAATCTAATTCGGTCTGATTGAAATGTGATTCCCATGATTTCATATCCATATCCAGTATCGTTTCTAGAAAATTCAAGGCAACTTGTTAATGTAGATTTAGTCTGACTCAGTACCATCAATGATTTCATTGAATTTCTCCTTTTAAAACAATTGCACTTCTACATTCGATAACATTTTTTCTTTTGCATCGTTGTAGAAATTCTTTTTTATTTCGAAGCCATAACAACTTCTTTTTAGTTCTGCACAAGCTCTAAGTGTTGAACCACTGCCAGCTACCGGATCAATCACCACATCACCTTCATCCGTATAAATCTCAATCAATTGTTTTAATAGATTTACCGGCTTTTGTGTTGGATGAATCTTTGGAATGTTTACCCCATCGTATTCAAATTCAAACCAATCTTTAATCATTCTTCCAGTGCCTTCAATTGGCTTTCCATCTTCTCTGATTTGTCTGCCATTTCTAAATTTCGGCAACTTGTCACGCCACAACACTAAAGCACATTCGGTAGCACCTACAATTCGCATATTTGCCTTCAACACTTGCGATGATGATTTCTTCACAAAGAACAATGGCTGCGTATGTTTAAAACCAAATTGCTTTGAATATTCAGTAATCTCATTCAATTGTTGCCAGCTACAAAATATGATCATGCATGGTGCTTGGCCCTTCTCTTTAGGTTCTTTCTTTAATAATCGAGTACAGAAATTAAAGAAGTTATAGATTTTAAAATCCTTGTCAGTATCAAAGAACTCACTATTAGCTTTCTTTGATTCTCCATTTTTATTGTCCCCCCCCACGTACCAATCACTTCTAGATCCATATGCGTTTTTACCAATGTTATATGGAATATCTGCGATGATTAGTTGGGCACGTGGGATTTGATAACGCTTAGCATTTTCAAAGTGATCATTGTATAACTCAATTTTCACTCTCTTCTGGTAATCGCTCATTTTTTCCTCCTACGTTTATTTTCTGAATAACTTATTTCATCAAATATCTTGATCGTTAATTCAACAGACTTGATGCATTGTTTCTTAATAGATTTACACAATGCAATAACAGCAAAATGTGGATGCAGCAATATAATCTGAAATGGATAATCTTCATAATATATAGTCTTTGATTTGTTATGTATTACAAACTCTGAATAATAGATATACGTTAAAAGACCAGGCACAAGATACCAGAATGAAAGCGCCACAATTGCTTCTAGCATTGTTCTACTTCCTCTTTTTTGAATTTATTCAGAAAATAAATCTGTCCCTTACCAGTAATAACTGGCGTTTTAGTTTATCTTACTGATCCATCTGGATTTGTAACTGTTCTTATTCGAATCTCGATTAGATTCATTTCTCTAGATTTTTGTGTTGGCATGTTGTAATCTGCGCCCCTAGAACACAAATAACCGTTTGCGCGCAACCAAGCAAAGAAACGATTCTGACCGATCGGGTATCCACTCTGACTAATAAGTTTTGCTTCTTGGCCAACAAGGATTGAACTTTTACTTGCTGCTACAGTATCCGCGAATAGCGCTTTTGGCTTCATTTCGATTATCTCCTCTCGTTGCCGTTCCATTATTGACTTGGCTTCGATAAACGCTTTCGCCATTAATTCTTCACCAGTCAATTCCTTTTTCTGATAACTACCACTAACTCTTATCTGTGGTAGTACTTCTGTGGTTACCCACCTTTTAAAGCTTTTTGCATCCGGTAGTTTAGAACTGAATATCAATCCATATACTCCGGATTCGTTGATGACTATTGTTTCTTTGTTTTGGTTACCGTCAAATACCATAGTTTTAACCCTGTCATCTTCATCAACGTGTCTATTAATATCTCGACTACCGTTTTGGTACCCGAGAATGTCTGCAATGTCTTTCCCAACGAACCAAGGCTCACCGTTAATGATTAACGTTCGTACCTTATTGCTTTCGAAGCAAAACAATTGAACATCATTCATGTTGATCTCTCTGTACTTGCGTTTGCGTAAGTACATCTGTAAAAAAAATAGAATCAAATTCTTCAGGCGATAGGTTCAATTCAGAACGAATCACTTGCAATTCACGCCTAGTAAACTCACTTTCCCCTGTTCGTTTCCGATAATATGTCGAAGAAGCCATATCTAATACATTTGCCATGTATTCATGAGTTTTTCCGCGTTCTTTCATCTTCATCTCAAGTAATAATGAATTCATCTTTATCCCTCCTTACGTTTACGTAAGTATAATAACACTTGCATAAACGTAAGTCAATGCGCAGACGCAAGAAATATTGCATTTTTGTATTGTTGCTTGCGTATTTGCAAGTTATAATACATTTAAGGAGATTGTTAATATGGAATATAAAGACATGGAATTAAAAGACATCATTAAAATCAGACGAAAAGAATTAAACCTAAATTTATTAGATGTCGCTAAAGCTTGCAACGTCAGTGAAGCTACAGTTTCTAGATGGGAGAGCGGAAACATTGGACAAATGAAAAGAAACCGTATTGCAGCATTATCAAAAGTCCTTGATATTTCTCCGGCTATCCTCGTTGGAACTACCGATAATGAAGTCGATAATAATGTAGAATCTGTTGTTACACTACCAAATCAAGAACAAGAATTATTAAACATCTATCGTTCTTTAGATGAAAAAGGAAAACATACAGTTAATACTGTAGCATTGATGGAATACGATCGTATTAAAAATGAGCACAAAAAAAGTGCTGGAACGCCTACCAGCACTAAAAATGAATAGGCTATGCTACCAACATAGCCTTAAGAAAGGAGGTGAGATATGTCAAAACGTATCTCGTACGGCATGCCCTAAAATGCCGTGTGAAGTCTAAGAGAAAATTCGAACTTATGAAAAACCAGAAAAAAAGCTAAAAACTTGACTTCACATATTTATTATATCAGTTAAATGAAGGGATGTGTGTTTATGCCTGTTTATAAGGTAAAAGGAAAGCGTAAATATTATTTTATGTGTCGATATAGTACTGCTACTGGTGAGCGTAAACAATATCATTCTAAGCAGTATGATACCCGTAAAGAAGCGGAGATTGCTGAGAGTGCTTTTAAGGTTTCTGATAAGCCTTCAAGCAGTGTGTTGTTTTTGGACGTTGCGATGGAATGGATGCGTAGTGCAGCGCAAAATAATTCAGCTAGCACATTAACATCAAAAGAGTACTATATCAGAGGTTATTTTGAGCCTTTTCATAAAATGCGTATTGCGAATATTACGGCGATGGATGTTAAACGTAAATTAATAGAATCTGATCGTTTGATATTCACTAGAAAATTCTCGGAACTGTCAACAATATGTAAGAACAGAGCTTTGGATTATCTTTGCAGTATATTCTCATATGCTCAAGTGTATTATGGTTTACAAAACAATCCAATGAATCAGATTGAACGATTCAAAGCGACCAGTAAGGAGCGACTAACTGAAATGCGATTTTTGGATGTGGATGAATTTAATGAGGTTTATTCATGTGCTAAAAATATGAATGAAGATTTTGCGGACATTTTTTTCATGTTATTTTGGACCGGTCTTAGATTAAATGAGTGTTTATCATTAACGTTTGAAGATTTTAACGGAAAATCGGTGCACGTCAGCAAACAATACATAACTAAAAATGGCGGTTATTGGGATGCACTTAAAACCAAGAATTCAGTTAGAGATGTAGAGTTGAATAATAAGTGTATTGAAATAATTGATAAGCGCTATAAGATGTATTCGAAGAAACCTAAATTCAATGAATCCTGGTTTATATTTGGTGGATATAAATATACTCGTGTGTGTTACGTGCGCTGCTGGAAAAACAAGGTAGTTGAAAAATGTGGGGTTGAACATTTTAGAATGCATGATTTAAGACATTCGCATGTAGCTTATTTAATATCTAAAAACATACCGATGTATAACATATCACGAAGGCTTGGACATTCGGGTATCAATATCACAATGAATCGTTACGGCCATTTAACTAAAGATGCAAATAACGTGTTGATAAGTGCAATAAATGAAGAATAATTTAGGTAACATTTAGGTAACGTTTTGTGTGTGATTTGCGAAACAATATGATAAATATAAAAACAAATGTGATATATAAAGCATTATTAAAACATATAAACAATAAATCTCTATGTTTAACGTGGAGGTGTTTTTTTTATGAAACAAATTGTGCAATTCATTGAAGATAATAATATTTCAGAGGA